TCGCCGGTGGTGTACCGGACCACCCGGGCAGCGTCGTCCTTGTCCTGCACCACGAGGGTGTCCCCGGCCCCGAAGAACGGCAGCACGTTGGTGAGGTCCACCCCGGGGGCGTCGGTGAACGAGACGTACGCGACGGTCGCCAACTGCGGGTCGGCGTTGTTGAACCGGAGTTGACCGCCACCGGGGGGCGCGGTGGTGGTTGCGTTGTAGGAGTAGTCGAAGGTGGAGAACGCCATATGCCCAGTCTCCTCTCAGGAGGCGGCCCCCGCCCCGAGCAGACAGGGCGGGGGCCTCCCGGTGTCACCGAACGATTACGGAGTGACGGGCACGTCCACGTAGTCGCAGTCCACCTCGGGCGGCGGCACGTTGGTCAACTGCATGTGCAGGTGGTCCTTCTCGTCGATATCCACCAGCAGCGGACCCTCAGCGGTTCCTGCAGCGTCAGGTACCACGTCGTACGGACCCTTGCCCCACGCCGAGCCGTCCTTCGACTTGGCTCCGGAGAGGGTGAAGTTCACGACGTCGTTGCCGATGGTGAAGTCGCCGATGATGCCACCCTTCAAGAACGGGATCAGGAAGTAGCCGTAGTTCTCGCCGGAGCCCGCCTCGCAGGCACCCGCAGGAACGCTGGACCAGACTTCGAGAGCGAACCCGGAGTCGCAGGCGTCGATACCGGAGTTCATCCGGAACCCGACCATGTTGGGGGTCGCGGCCCCGTCACCCACCGAGGTCTGCCCGGTCATGATTTCGATGAGGGCGGGGTTGACGCCACAGAACTCCACGGTCACGTCGTAGCCAGTGAACTTGGGGCACGGTTCGTCGAGGATGCAGATATCACCGGCTGCGTTGGTGACGCTGATCGTGGTTCCTTCGTCGGTCTGGGCGGTGAGGCCAACCGAGATGAAGCCGTCAGACACGACTGCTCCATTGGCTCCGCCCTCTACAGCCCCGCACCCGTCCAGTCGGGTCACTCGCATGGCGCGGCCCCGGACGAGGGAGAAGCACTTGTTTGCCATGTCTTTCTCCTACTTCTTGGTGGCCCTCTTCGTGGCCTTCTTGGCGGGCTTCTTCTCTTCTTGGCGGAACGCTCGGTCGCGTACCTCCTTGGGGACGAGGAACGCACCTTCGGTGGTCTTCACCGCGTCGGACCCGAGCCCGAGTTCCTCGGCTGCGGCCAGTAGCAACACCGCGTTGTCGGTGGAGTTGTCGTCGTAGGGAACCGTCACGTACTCGGTCATTCAGAGACCCCCTCGGCGGTGACGCCGGTGACCTTGATCTTCACGCAGTCCGTGTACGCCACGTAGGCACGTTCGGCGAGTGCCGACATGGTGTTGTCGACCATGTTGGGACCGGATGCGGACACTCGATCCCCGGCGTACAGCACGACGTCACCGGTGGCGTACATGGTGCCGATGGTGTACCCGGCACCGATCGCGACCTTGGTGCCCAAGTGGGTGTAGAACTTCCCACCGTTCTCGACGAGCAACTGGTTCCCGAACAGCGCGGTCGCGTCACGCGGGGTGACGTGGATGGTGCCTGCCCCGAGGTACCGCTCGGCCAGTTTCTGTTCGAGGGTGGCGAGGGCCCCAATGGCGGTGCTGGCGGTACCGACCGAGGTGGCGTCTGCCAGCACCGACGTCTCGAACCCGCGTTCCACGGCCCGGGATTCGGCAAGGTCGAACAGCCGGTCCGCCTCGGATTGCAGGTCCCCGAGGGGCTTGCATTGGACACCGAGGTACGCCACGAATGCCTTGCCGTCGATCATCACGGGCGACGAAAAGGTCTTCGAGGGGGTGGGGTCCGGACCGCAGATCACGGTCGCGGACGTGTCCGCGCAGTTGAACGACAGGAACAGGTCGTTCGGGTCGATCCACCGGATGCCGTTACGCACGTCTGCTACGTCCAGCAGACCACCGCGTCGACGTACCGGGGTGGGGGCGTCGATGGTGGAGGGCCGGATGATCTGAGCCGTCATGCGCCTACCTCCTTTCGAGTGGTGGGGGACCGGAGGCGCTCCGGCCCCCTACCTCACGAATCGGATCAGGGCGTGGTGGCGGCGCAGGTCAGGTCCATCGCACCGGTGCGTCCGGCGTTGCAGATGGGCACGGTGATGAGGGACGGCTCGTAGCACATCTTGGCGACGAGGATGCCCTGCTCGAAGAACAGCGCGGTGTAGATGTTGACGGCCAGCGAAGCGGCGTCGTAGACGGCGTTCAGGTTGATGACGTCTGCGGTGCCCTTGATGAAGGTTCCTGCCGGGTAGACCAGCGCGTCGAACGTGTCGGGGAAGACTTCGGCGGTCACGTCGAGGTCCTGCCAGTCGTACACGTACTGGACGTTCGCGGACGAGGCGGCGAACACGGCGGCGATCTGGGCGTCGGACACGGTGTCGCAGCAGTTACGGCGAGCGAGGTCAACCCGCAGCGCGTCCTTGACCCAGTGGGGGACGACAACCTCGACGCTGTTGTTCATCGACAGGCGGTACTTCTGCCGGGTCTGCGCCACGATCAGGCTGATCGCTTCGAGGGTGTCACCGGTGGTGGAGCCGAGCCCGGCGAACGAGCGGGCAGCACCAGCGTGGCCGACCATCGAGTTGATGACCTTGACGTTCATCTTGTGCTGGTGGGCGATCATCGAGCCGGACAGCCACCGCTGCACCAGTTCCGGGTAGGCGGCGTTGGTGAGGATCGGGACCTTCACGCACAGACCACACACGTCGAGCCGGACCTCTTGGAATGACGGGCACGGGACCTCAACACAGGTCTTCGCGGTTCCGGCGATGGCCTGCGCCTCGGTCTGGCAGAACCCGGTGGCCGTGTAGATCGAGTCGAACGACGGTCCGGAGGTGTACTTGATACCACCGCGCTTGACGTTGACCTCGGGCAGCGAGACCAGACCTTCGGCGGTCTCGTCGGCACACAGGTCGTAGATCGTCTCGGACGGGGCACACCAACCACCGGCGGCGGTGAGGGACCCACCGGGGAGACGGTGCTCCTTGGCGGCGTAGGTGAGGACCTCCATGTCGTCGGAGTGACGGTCGATGGTGAGTTCCTCGGGGAAGTCCAGCCGGAACGATGCGACACCGTAGTGCTGCAGGTTCTCGATGGACCCGTCGCCGCTGGGGGTGCCGAAGCCACGCATCCGGTTGAGGACGGCATCGCCGACCCGGTTGAGGGTTTCGATCTTCGACCCGGTGGCGAAGTCGGGGACGTCCGCTGCGGCGGTGATGACCACCGGGGTGCGGGTGGGGGCAGGCTTCACGGGACGGGCGACCTTCCGGGCAAGGGTGGCGACGGTGCCGCGTGCGGCAACCTTGGGTTCGTCGACGACCTCGACCACTTCACCTTCGACGACCCCGGACGGCTCCGGCGGAGCGTCGTCCTCTTCGTCTTCCTCGTCGTCGCCGGGCGGGGGCTCGGTGCCCGAGTCCTCTTCTTCTTCTACCTTCTTGAAGCGGTTGCGGAGGGCGGCGGCACGCTCCGACAGGGCGGCGGCACCTTCCTCGCGTTCCTGCTGCACCGTCATGATCGCGTCGAGGTGGTCGGCGAGGGCTTCCGCCTCGTCCACCTGCGCGGCGGTGGGAGTGTCGAGTTCGGCCAGCGCGTCGAACGCGGCCCGTACCTCGGTGGCGTACTCGGCGAGAGCATCGTCAGCGAGGCTTGCGAAGTTCAGGTTGAGGTCCACGAGTGGCTCCTTGGTTCGGACTGGGGCGCTATGCGCTGGCCGTCACCGGGCACCAAGACCACCGGACATTTCCTGCAAGAACCGTACACCTGACAGACCCCCCTGTAGATAGCCCCGTCAGGTTAGGTTCTAACTACTTCGGGCGGGTCGTGATGTTCCCTCCGCCGTTCCTGATTTGGGCAGCGCGTGCCTCTACCTCGGTGTTGTATTCCTTCGTCACACCACGGAAGGAGTACACCCACACCTGCGTCTTGTTCTTGCTGCCGCAATTGCAGCCCATCAGTGACCTCCCACTCGTACCGCCAATGCCTTCATCCGGTCACGCCGGGCCTGTCGGGCGGCGAGCCGTCGTTCCACCTGCAGAGCCAGTTCCTCTACCGGGTCGTCGTTCTCGACCATGCCAGCGGCGACCAAGGCAGTCTGGCTGCCGTCTTCCACGTGCACCACAGGGAATCCACCAACGTTGCAGGCGAGGGCGGCAACCAGTTCGAGGTTGCCACCGAGTTCCCGCCAATCACCCGAAACGTCGGAGGCGCGGAGCGCCACGATCTGCTCCGGGGTGGTGCCGGGTCGCATCCAGCCCGCACACCAGATGCCGTGGTCGTCTTCACCGATGCACACGTCAGCAACAGCGGTGCTCGTACTGTCGTAGTGAGCCATCGCCGCCTTCGCTCGCATTCCGTGCGGTGCGTGCCCGCCACCGAGAGAGATGACGCCGGTACGTGCGACGGAACCGTCGTCGAGCAAAACCCGCCCGGTAGCAAAGTATGCGTACGCGGAAGGGGAGGTAGGGGGAGATACGCATACGTCGTCATATCCGATGTGGCAGGACTGCCACGCGGCGAGGTGCCCGAAGACACGCCCTTCCTCGGTGACGGTCAGGTGGGTCGGTCCCGGCAGTTGAGGGTCGGCGAACCACCCAGCGGGAGCCTGCACGATCGCCCCGGAGGCGACGAGACTCACCGCTGGGGACCCACCGGCCTTGACCCACCGTTCCCTCCCTGCCATGTCGACCGTTTCCCCTGCGTTGGGGCGTCCCGGCCAGTAGCCGAGGGCGTCGTGGTGCCACTGGGCGCAAATCTGGTTGAGGTACTTGGTGTCCTCCGGGGAGTTCTTGGCGATCTTCTCGCCGACCAGCACCCGGCACCGGTTGAAGTCGCCGGGCACACCCCAGCCGATCTTCACGTAGCCCTCGTGTCCGGGCTTCGTCCAGTAGTCGTGGATGCGCTTGGTCGGTACCGGGTCGGTGATCCACCCGGGTCCACGTCCGAACTCCTCGGTGGAGTCGTTCCACGACTCGGGCAGTTCCACATCCGGGCAACCGAGGGCGTTCTTGCGCTTGCGGATGTGGGCCTTGGTCTTGGCCGGGTCCTTGGCGCGACCAATCGCCTGAATCGCGTTCCGCAGGTCTTGGCAGTTGTCGATCGGGTACGAGCCGTCCGGCATGGCACGTCCCGCGTCGGCGTCCCTCTTGCGTTCCTCGGTGCTCACGTCGCGCAGTACCTCGACGGCGGCGTGGTACTCGGCGTCGTCCTTCTTCTGGGCGCAAGCGTCGGGGTCGTAGGCGGGGGAGGCTTCGTTGCACACGTCGTCGGTCTGGTCGGCCCACGGGCCCAACGCGATGAAGGCTTCCGCGAACGCCGGGATCGCCACCATCGACGCGGACGCGATCCGCGCGGACGTGAAGGTGATCTTCTCGGCTTCCTCGTCGAACTCGAACTCGGCGTCGTCGGCGTCCACGGACACCCCGAACTTCCCGAACTCGGCGATCAGCCCGATGGCTTCGTCGGCCTCGATGGTGGACAGGAAGGTGCCGGACCCGCGCATCATCCCGTCTACCCGGTCGATGGTTTCGATCTTCCCGATCACCACCGACCCGTCGTGCCCGTTCTCGGTGGCCTTCTGCCACGTCAGCGGGATGGGCAGGTCACGGAACCGGAGGGCACCGTCGGCGAACCGTCGTCCGTCCCCGGACCAGACGCCCTCGGGAGCGAGGACGCCATGCCATGCCAGCGGGCCGGGGTGCTCCTCCACCGTCGGCTCGGTTTCGGTCGCGGTCATGCGGACTCCTTCGGTCTTCTGGAACTCTGCCTGCGAGGCGAGAAGGGGGGCAAGGGTGCAGCGACAGTTGATCCACAGTTCGATCGGGGCGAGCGGGTCCCCCGGGTACCGCATTTCCACCCCGTCCACGTCGTACGGTTCGCCGGGGGGTCGTTGCTGACCCTCGGTGTCCTTGTGGGCGGGTCGCACGTCTTCGTCGTGCATGGTGACCCACTCCATGACGAGGAACTCCTCGTCGGTGGCGGCGGCGGCTTGGGTCCCGGCGTTGAGAATTGCGGTGGAGAGCCACACACTGATCCGGTCGACGGTGGCTTCGGTGGGGTTCTTGGTCTTGTCGAGAGTGGTCCGCACGTCGGCGGTGAAGTCGGCAGCGGATGGGCGGGGTTCCCCGGTGCCACCTTCACTGTGGAACACGGAGAGGTACTGGCGGGCGACCTCTTGCAGCAGATCGTTGTACCACCCCTCGACCGGGTACGCCTGCA